AGGAGATTTTAGAAGTAGTAAATCACAAAAACATCATAAAAAAATAAAATGGAATGATATTACATCAAACAAACAATATTTTAATGAATTAAAAAGAGTTAGTAAAAATAGAATAATATTTGGTGTTAATTATTATAATAAATATATTGATGATGTTGGTCGTATTGTTCACGATAAAACAGGTGGTGGTAAAAGAAATGCACCATCTACAATAAGTGATTGTGATATAGCATCACATTCTTTTGGAGTAAATATGAAAATTTTTCATTATATAAGTATAGGAAATGTCATAGGGAATAAAATAGATTGGGAAAATAATTTAAGATGGCATCCTTGTCAAAAACCTATAGCTTTATACGAATGGCTATTAATGAATTATGCAAAAAAAGGAGATAAAATTTTAGATACTCACTTAGGAAGTGGAAGTATTGCTATTGCTTGTCATAACTTAGGCTATGACTTAACTGCGTGTGAGCTTGACAAAGAATATTTTGAAGCTGCAATGAAACGAATAAAACAACACCAAGCACAATTAAGAATAATATGACTAAAAAAAGCAAAGGTCTAGGAGACACTATAAAAAAATTTACGTCAGCTACTAAAATAGACAAGCTAGCAAAAAAGATTGCCAAAGCAGTAGGTAAAGATGACTGTGGTTGTGACGAAAGACAAGAGAAACTAAACAAGATGTTTCCTTATAAAACAGAAGAAAGAGAATATGACGAAAATTCACCTATGCACTTAAAACAAGAAATACTATGTGTATGGGAAAAGATAAAAGACGGTCAAGCACCTGACGTTGAAACGAAAAAAAGATTTGTTGAATTGTATAACACTATATATAAAACTAAATATAAACCCACAACTAATTGTGGTTCGTGTTTACATACTATGTGGAAAGGAATTAAATCACTTTACGAAAAACTATAATGGAGTTTATAAGACATTTATTTGGATTATGTGGCGAAGCACACCCAAACATATTTCATTTATTTATATATGCACCTGTAATATCTATAATAGTTTATAAAATCAAATCAATATTAAAATGAAAACATTAACACAAAAAGACAGAATAATAAGACACCTTAACGACAAAGGTAGTATCACAGCATTAGAAGCTATGAAGGAATACGGAATAATGCGACTAACCTCAAGGATATGCGAACTTAAAGACGAAGGGTATAATATAAGAAGTGAGTTTGTCAGCTCTAAGAATAGATATAACGAACCAGTATCTTTTAGTAAATATTCTTTAGTATGATACTATTTTTTTTACTAATCATAGGTATTGCTTTTATACTTATTATAGGCGTAGTTATGATAGAGATACTGATAGAGAAAAACGAAAATGACAAAATTAGCGAAAACATAGACAAGATAGAACCAAAAGATGACAAGAATACCTAATTATTATATAGGCAAAATACACGGCTACGAAGCACGTAAAATAATAGAAGACTACGAACTTAACTATAATATAGGCACAGCAGTTAGTTACCTATTAAGAGCAAATAGAAAACACGAAACATCTATAGAGTGTATAGAAAAAGCACGTGAACACCTACGTTTTGAATTAGAACGTTTAGAATTATATGACAAGAACACATCAACAAAATAAATACTACTGGAAGTGTATAGTAAAACCACTATCACACAGGGTATCATAAATACGAAATGCACGAACATTTAAAAAATATGTTTATACCTGATCGTAGTAGTAACTTAACAACAGAAGACTTTACTTTATATTGTGAAGAAGTACGTATTTGGGCGCAAAATGACTTAGGTGTTATATTGATGCCACCAAATGAATATCAATAATGAAATTAAACAGAATATGGGCTATGCCAAACAAATGGACTTTTAAGATAAAACCTATTAACAATTTAATAAATAAATATGGGGGAGATTTTAAAAATTGGATTGATCCATTTGCAGGCATGACATCTCCTGCTGAAATAACTAACGACTTAAATCCTAAGAGTTGTGCTAAATATAATATGAAAGCACTTGATTTTGCAAAAATGTTAGATGGAAATTATGATGGAGTATTATTTGATCCACCTTATTCAGGCAGACAAGTTAAAGAATGTTATAATGATTTGGGTATAGATGTTTTAAGAGATGATACTAATTCTTTTTTTTATTATAGTGTAAAAAGAGAATTAAGTAATAAAATAAAATTAGGTGGTTACGCATTATCTTTTGGTTGGAACAGTAATGGATTTGGTAAAAAGTATGGGTTTGAAATTGTAGAAGTATTAATAGTTGCACACGGTTCAGCACATAATGATACTATATGCACAGTAGAAAAAAAAATACAAAACAAATTATTTTAATTTCTATTATATTGTATAGAATTGAATAATCAATCTTTTTCAATTATGGATAAAAGAATAAATAATGGTGGTGCTAGAAAAGGCGCAGGGCGTAAACCTAAAGCTGAAGAACAAAAGTTAATAGAAAAGCTAACACCTTTTAATGACTTAGCACTAAAAGCTCTACAAGAAGGTTTAGAGAAAAAAGAACAATGGTCAGTTAAATTATACTTTGAATACTTTTACGGTAAACCACAACAAAGAGTAGACGTAACTACAAATGACGATAGTTTACACTTACCGTTAATAAACTTTGTAGATTCTGGAACTGAACAATAAATATCAAAAACTATTTGAATCAGACTGTAGGTATTACATCATAACAGGTGGTAGAGGTTCAGGTAAGTCTTTTGCAGTAACAGTATTTCTTACCCTGCTTACTATGTCACAAAACATAAGAGTATTGTTTACACGTTATACAATGGTTTCTGCACACCTATCTATAATACCTGAATTTTTAGAAAAAATTACTTTATTAGGTTTTGAGAATATATTTGATATAAACAAGTCAGAAGTAGTAAACTTAGCAAATGGTAGCGACATACTATTTAGAGGTATCAAAACGTCTGCAGGTAACCAAACTGCAAGTCTAAAGAGTTTGCAAGGTATTTCTTGTTGGGTACTTGACGAAGCAGAAGAACTAATTGACGAAAGTACATTTGACACTATAGACTTAAGTATACGAGAAAAGAAAGTACAAAATAGAATTATATTAGTATTAAACCCTGTTACAAAAGAACATTGGATATATAAACGATTTTTTGAAGAAAGAGGTGTGCCACCTAGTTACAACGGTATCAAAGACAATGTTTGTTATATACACACTACCTATAGAGACAACCACCAAAACCTATCACAAAGTTTTTTAGATCGTATACAAGCTATACGCAAAAACAATATAAAGAAATACAATCATAATATATTAGGTGGGTGGTTAGATAAAGCAGAAGGTGTAGTATTTGAAAATTGGTCTATAGGAAAATTTAACCCTGATAACTTACAAACTTCTTGTGGAATGGATTTTGGTTTTTCTGTTGATCCTGACAGTTTAACTGAAGTAGCTATTGACAAGGCAAAGAATAAACTATATGTACATGAACACATATATAAGAACGGATTAAAAACACACGAACTTGCAAAGATTATACTTGACAGAGTAGGTAACAAACTTATTGTAGCAGATAGTGCAGAACCTAGACTAATTGAAGACCTAAGACACAAAGGCGTAAATATAAGACCTGTAAAAAAAGGCACAATAGAAAGTGGTGTAACTCGTATGCAAGACTTTGAGTTAGTGGTAAGTCCTGAAAGTGTAAATATAGTAAAAGAACTAAACAACTATGTATACGCAGACAAAGGTTCTAAATTATACGTGGACAACTATAATCACGCAATAGACGGTATAAGGTATAACGTTATTTATCATTTAGACAACCCTAACGCAGGTAAATATTTTGTACAATAGAAAAAGGGTTGCTAAAAAGAATATAAAATGCACGCAACCCTTAGAGTTATTACAAATAAGATTAACAAATATACATTTTTAAACTAAATAAACAAATTTTCTATTATATAATATGCAAATCAAAGTCAATAAAAACAAGAAACAATACAAATACAAAATTAAAAGTTGGTCAGATGTTACACTTGACAAATGGGTAAAACTTGTAAAAGCAGAAAAATTAACAGAAACTAAAAGCACAAAAGAGATTATACACATTATGTCTGATATGCCAAAAGAGTTGATTGACTCTTTGTCACTTATAGACGTTACAATTATAATAAAAGCTATTAGTAACTTACAAAGTAAAAAAACAAGTCTATTCAAGAACATTATACAAGTAGGTAAACAAAAATATGGTTTTATACCAAATCTTGAAGAACTTACTTTAGGCGAATATGCAGACATAGAACATTTTATAAAACAAGGTATAGAGTCAAATATGCACAAAATAATGAGTGTACTATATAGACCTATTACAGAAACAGAAGGCGAATATTATTCTATAGAAGCATACGATAATACAAGCATGAGGTTACGATCAAAGAAGTTTTTAGATATGAAGGCAGAACAAGTAGAAGGTGCATTAGTTTTTTTTTGGACTTTAGGCAAAGAACTATTGACAACTTTGCAGTTGTATTTGAGCAAAAAGCTAGAGAAGGCGAAGCAACAGTTGACGAAAGATTTGCAAACAAATGGGGTTGGTTTGGCGTGATGTATAGATTAACAAACGGAGAAATAGTGAATTTAGAACGCATAACAAAATTAGGTTTATATGAATGTTTGACTTGGTTAAGTTATGAAACAGACTTAAACGAAACACAAAAAACAAATTATGGTACAAAACAAAACGTATAATAATTTAGTAGATACTTTAGAACAATTAGGTACTAATCATTTACAAATCAAAACAGTTAGTACAGGTGACGTGTTTGAATTGGATTTAGAAAAAAACACTTTATTTCCTTTAATGCACATAAACCCT